GGGTAATGTAACTTTCGATTCCGTTGCTAATTTAGGCATACCATCATTTATTGCTTATGGTTATAATGTAACATTTACAGGAACCGGACCGATCGAGACAACCACAGTTAATGGTTCAACAAACGATTACGGCTACAGAATGCCAGCCAGCGGCCAAGTTACTCATATTACAGCAGAAATACAATATTTAATAAATACTAGTGGGACTTATGATTTTATAGCTGAAGTTTATAAAAACGGTGCCGTGACAGGACAAACAGGATCTGTTACAATCACAGGGAATGCTGGTGCTGCCAATAACACAGGTTTCGTAAAATTACTAGATTCTCCTGTTTCTTTTGTTTCTGGTGATCGTTTAACAATTTATATGAATTTTGATGCTGCCGGTATACAAGCAGACGATGCGGCCCTATTATTAAGAGTTGTTACAACAAATTAGATAATCTTCCTTTTCCCATCATAAACACTATTTACTTGTGATATAGTATTTCTAGGAGAAATTTTAATGTCTTCAATGTTAGAACAAGCAATTGTTGATGCAACCGCACTTCGTGAGGCTGCACTTAAAAACGCCGAACAGGCAATTATTGAAAAGTATGCTCCTCAAATTAAAGAAGCGGTCGAGTCTCTTCTTGAGGGAAATGATTCTCGAATTGGTGTTGGTTCATATGTTCGTCATATGGAATCAAATCAAATCGGAAAAATTCGTTCAATTGACGAAGACGGCGTTCAAGTTGAAGGACGAAATGGCAGAGTGTTTCTTGCTGAGATGGATGAGCTTGAAGAAGCCGATATGCTTCATGAAGAAGAAATGGGCGGAGACGCTGGTGCTTCTGTTGCAACTTCTGCTGTTCCTTCTGCTCCATTGGCATCATCACCAAGCAGTATTGTTGATCCAAATGCTCAAGCTGAGCTTTCAATGGAATTTGAATTCGATCCGTCAGATTTTGAAATTGATCTTGATGTTGTAAAAGCTGCTGCTCAAGAAGATCCAACATCTGCTGGTGAAGAACCAATGGCAACCGATGATCTTCTTGGAGATCTTGATCTTGGCGGTGGTGACGAAGGCGGCGAAGATCTTCTTGGTGATCTCGGTGGAGATGAAGAAGAACTAACTCTTCAAGAAATGATTGAAATGGTTTCTGATATTCTCGCTGAAGAAAAAGAGGACGAAGACACCGAAGATGAAGAGTCTGAAGAAGAGTCAGAGGAAGAGCTAAACGAAGAACTACATGTTGACCTTGGAGAAGACAAGCACGGCTGGATTACAACTAACAAAGAAACCAGAAAATACGACGAGGAACTTCGTCTCGCCAGAGAACAAGGCGATATATACAAAGAAGAGAACGAAGAACTCAAAGAATCCTTGAGACTAACAAACAAGGATACAAATAAACTTTTACGAGTTGTTGAACAACTCAAAGCAAAACTTGACGAAGCAATGGTTGCCAATGCTCGTTTGGTTTATGCGAACAAGACTTTAAGCGATGCCTCCCTGAATGAGCGACAAAAATCTAAAATTGTTGAAGCCATCGCAAAGGCGACATCTGTTGATGAAGCAAAGGTACTTCATGAGACTCTGAGTGCTACAGTGGGATCCTCATCTAAGAGCGGTCCACAATCACTGAGCGAGTCTGTAAACAGAAGATCTAATTTATCAGCGATAATGCCTAGGCGAAAAGAAAATGTGGTTACCGAGTCCATGTCTTTTGCTGACAGAATGAAAAAACTCGCTGGCATTAATTAATCATATATGGAGGTATTAAAAATGTCTATTGTTCAAACCCTTACTGAAGGTATTGTCCAACGCGATATGGCGAAAGAAGGACAAGCTCTTCTTAACAAATGGGGTCAAACCGGTCTTCTTGAAGGTCTTTCAAATGATCAGCAGAAGCACAACATGGCCCGTCTTCTTGAAAACCAAGCAAAAGAACTTCTTCGTGAATCGTCTTCAATGGCAAGCGGTGATGTTGAAGGCTTCGCAGCTGTGGCTTTCCCAATTGTTCGTCGTGTATTCGCCGGACTTATCGCTAATGATCTCGTTAGTGTTCAACCAATGAGCCTTCCTTCTGGTCTCATCTTCTTCATGGACTTTAAATTCTCTGATAACAGCCCTGCTGGTGTTGCAGATCGTCTTGGATATGAAACTGGTGATTCTATCTACGGTGGTGGTAAATTGGCTTCTCAAATCACCGGTGGTGTGAACCTTTCTCGTGTTCGCGACCTTGGTGGTGGTCCTCGTGGACTTAACAGTGGTTACGCTTCTGCAACCGGTTCTGCTACTGTTGCTCTTGCATCACTTGTTCTTGTAGCATCTGGTACTGCTGGTGTTGCCGCTGGAGAAGGTTCTAACCCACTTTCTGCTGCTGACCAAGCAACTCTTGATTCTTTAACTCAATACGATGCCGATCTTGCTGGTTATCCTGTTGCTGTTGTTGAGTTTACTGGTTCTACCGCATTGGCTCAATTTGTAGTTGATAATGTTACCGCAATCTCATCTTCTGGTGGCGCAAGAGGCGTTCATATTCGTCGTTGTACCAGAATTGGTTCTGGTTCTATTACTCAAGATCCATCAAATGCTGGCTACCGTTTCACTATGGTATATGCTGGTGCTGCTACTAACACTCCAATGGATAATGGAACCAATACATCATTGCTCTTTGGCGTAACAGCTTCTACCGGTCAAAGTATTTCTTTCCCAATCGATGATGATCTCGTTGTTGGTAATGGACTTGGATCTATTAAGGGCGATGATCTTTGGGATCTTGAAGGAAACGAAAGAATTCCAGAAATCGACATCAAAGTTGATTCTGTAGCAATCACCGCAGAAACCAAGAAATTGAAAGCAAAGTGGACCCCAGAATTGGGACAAGACCTCAATGCTTACCATAACTTGGATGCTGAGGTTGAGCTTACCTCTATTCTTTCAGAGCAAATTGCACTTGAACTTGATCGTGAGATCATGACCGACCTTATTGTTGGTGCCACCGCTGGTACCTACTACTGGTCTCGTTCACCCGGTCTTTTTGTAAATCGTGAGACTGGTGCTGAGGTTGGTGCTTCTGCGAAAGCTCCTGACTTCACCGGTACTGTTTCTGAATGGTATGAGACCCTCATTGAAACCATCAATGATGTATCTGCTCAAATCCACAGAAAGACACTTCGTGGTGGCGCTAACTTCATCGTTTGTGGTCCTGAAGTCGCTAATATTCTTGAGTTTACCTCTGGTTTCCGCGCGAATGTTACTGCTGACGCTGATAAAGGCGAAATCGGTGCTGTTAAGGTTGGTTCTCTTAGCCGTAAGTTTGACGTTGTCGTGGATCCTTATTTCCCACGTACCGTTATTCTTGTTGGTCGTAAGGGCTCTTCTTTCCTTGAAAGCGGTTACGTATATGCTCCATACGTTCCTCTTCAAACCACACCTACCATCTTCGGTCCAGAGGACTTCGTTCCTCGTAAGGGCGTAATGACTCGTTACGCTAAGAAGATGGTTCGTCCTGACATGTACGGTCTTGTTATCGTTCGTGGTCTTCTTGGTGAGTCTGGAGCAGCCTAGTTTTTAAACTAGTGTTCTCTCACTACCCAGCCCCTCGGTCTTCGGATCGGGGGGTTTTTCTTTAATTTTGACTATTTATTATATATTTTAGGAGTTTAAAATGGGTAAATCTTTTAAAAGATACAGACTTAGAAAAGATCTAGAATCAGCTCAGAAAGAAAAAGCTGAGAATGAAAAACGCAAGCAAGAACAAAAAGTTCTAGAAGAAGCAGCAAAAGCAGCAGAAGCTAAAAGGCTAGAGGAAGAAGCCAAAAAAGCAGCCGCTGAAAAAGCAAAGAAAGAAGCTGAAGAAGACAAACAATCAAAGTCTTCCAAGTTAGCCAAAAAGAAGAAGTCTTCTAAGTCCGAAGAAGATTAAAGGGAAACAAGACCCTCTTTTAACTATTTACTATGATCGGAGGGTTCATGCATGGCATTTCCAACTTTAACACCAACTTCACAACAATCAGCAATTATTCTTCCACCAACAGGAACGGCAAGTGATGTTCTATCATCCTTGCCTTTTGGTATTTATACATCAGACGCTTTCCTTTCTGGTGCCGCAGATCAAGTTGCCTATACATATCGCAAGCTAGGTGGCGATATTCTCGATCTTGAGATTAAAGCAGAGAATGTTTATGCAAATTATGAAGAAGCAGTTCTCGAATATTCTTATCTAGTCAACCTTCATCAAGCAAAGAATACACTTGGTTCAACATTAGGTAATCCAACAGGTTCTTTTGATCAAGATGGAAATATTACAGCCGGACAATCAGGTGCTGAGTTAAAATATCCAAAGTTCAACTTTGGTTACGCAATGAAAGTAGGTTCGCAATTCTCGCATGAAGCAGGAATTGGCGGAACTCAGCCAATTTATTCTGCTTCTTTCGATACGGTCGTTAATCAGCAAGATTATGATCTTCAAGCAATTGTCTCGGCAGCAGCATTAGCCGGCGGTGTTCCATTCGAGAACATCGATAGAACAAAAAGAATTGTAATCAGAGACGTATTTTATATTTCTCCTCGACAAATGTGGAGATTCTATGGTTATTATGGCGGACTTAACGTTGTTGGTAATCTTAATTCATATGGGCAGTTCGCAGATGATTCAACATGGCAGGTTATTCCCGCTTGGCAAAATAAGTTACAAGCCATTCAATATGAAGATCATCTATATACACGCACATCTCATTATTCATATGAGATTATAAATAATAATCTTCGTCTTTTCCCAACACCTGACTCAGTTTCACCAGAAAAGTTCTGGTTTCGCTTTTCAATTCGCAATTCATCGTGGGAAGATGATTATAATGATGGTCAAGACGGTGTAAACAATATGAATACGCTTCCATTCGAGAATATTCCTTATGAAAATATTAACTCAATTGGAAAGCAATGGATCAGACGATTTGCTTTGGCTCTAAGCAAGGAAACATTAGGCCAAGTTCGCTCAAAATTTGGCAATAATGTACCAATTCCCGGAGACAATGTGACTCTTAATGGTTCAGACCTTTTGAGCCAAGCAAAAGAAGAACAAGACAAATTACGCACAGAATTGAAAGAACAATTGGATGCAATGACCTACGATAAACTTATCGAGACAGACAAAAACATTGTCGACAATACAAACAATATTCAAAAATATGTTCCTTTGGGAATCTTTGTGGGATAGATATGAAAGTTAAA